TATGTAGTTAAATGCTAGCTCAAACTTTTGTTTCTCTTTTACATCCATATACTAACAAAGCCATAGGCACTAATTGTTATTACAAATAATATAAATGCAAGTTTTAATGTTTGGTATGTTTGTTCTTCTTGTCTAGGACTTCTGCCCTGATTGTATTGTTTTTTCATCTGTAAGTTTTTAAGTTTGCTTTCTTTTTTTAAATACCCAACCTCAAAGAAATAATTATCATTCAGATATGTCAGATAGTTTTTTGATTTCATATCCAAGTCTTTCTAATATATATCTGTTATCTTCCAAATATTTAATTACTTCTTCTTCTTTTTGTATTTTCTTTCTACAATAGTCCATCACTTGATTTTCTATTGGATGATGATTGTTTTTTCCCATAATGTTTTTTTATTGACAATATACAAATAATAATTGACAATATCTAATAACTACTCTTTATGTACAATTAATGCCATATCTTCCGTCAGTAAATACACCTGTTTAAGTTTTTTCTTTTTGGTCCAGAATGTAGTATCAGGACAGTACAATTCTTTTATCTCTGGCATCTCTAAATAGTTTATCCAATATAAATAAGTACCCTTTGGATCAGAAACAAAATAGAGCTTGACAATTTCAGTATCCATCTCCATCAGTTTATCATACTTGTATTTTTCTAACAGTTTGTCTTTATAATATTTATTTCTAAACTTCATTTCTATACAACACGGATGTCCTTTGGGTGTGTATCCAGAAGCATCGTAATGCTCGTATTTACCCTCTGACCATTTTAAATCCCAATCCTCAAACTCGTTCAAGAACTTTACGACTATTCTTTCAAACTTATTTATTGTCTCTAAACCCATTCTCATAAATTATATTTATATCTTGTATCCACCTATTCCATTCTTTCGGACTACAACTACAGGGATAATAAAAATCGTGATTAAAATGCTTACTATGTATCTTTGCTATCAGGTCTTGTTCCTTTTTGTTTATTTGTGAGCTTTTGACAGACTTGAATTTAGTCCAACTGTTATACTCTTGTTTATTTAGCCGTATCATCTCTTGTGATATTGTTTAAATAATTCTTACGATCCTCACACCCACAATCTTCGTATCCTAATTTCTTTGCTACCCATTGAGCAATGTCTTTGCCTTTACCAAATGTAATGATGTTTATTATGTATTCTAATTTATCTCCTAGTTTCATATAAGTTCTTTAAGTTTAGATTTTACGTTTCTAAAAGTATTGTAAAGTGAGTAATAACTAATCTGACTTTTTCTTGATAGTTCACTAATGCTTTCTCCACCACTTACTATGTCATATACTTTTGCATCGTACCAGTATATTTGTTTTAGAGCTTTCTGTATCTTAGCATAAACTTCCTCATAGTTTACTGTACCTTCATCCTCTATTTGTATATTCTCTAAAGTGGTGTAAGTTACTTTCATTTTCTTTCTTAACAAGTCAACGTACAAACCCCTTAGTATTCTAAAACAATAATAGTAGTTAATGTCGCAGTCTCCATAACTAAAGTCGATTCCTTTTTGTGTATTTTTTATAAGCAAAAGGTATAGTTCTTGCACCAAGTCCTCAACCTCTGTTTCTCTTAGTCCACCAAAACTTCTAGTGATTTGCATCCACTTTTCGTGTCTATCGTATGCAATCTCTACTTGTGTTTTCAAAATGGTAAACTTAATTGTTCTATGATGTTTGGTCTATGTATGTCCTTGTCTCCCAATTTATACCCTACATTGTTCTTTATGCTTTCTAGAATAAGTGGACTATCAAAAGGTGTTGGCTTACAACCTAAATCGTGATCTTTAATTTTCTTACAATGAAGCTCTGTATATATCCATCTTGATTCGTGTTGGGTCATTCTGTGGATTGTATAGAAATCATCAGTTCGGTTTCCATATACATTGCCAGATTCAACATCTGACATTGCTAAAGGTATTGGATGTCCTGCGTATTCGTGATTGTTATTGTATCTTTTTCTAAATGCTTCTGTTACCGAGTGCATCACTAACCACAAACCCTTGTTGTATTTTTTAACAAAAATTCTAAAATCAGTCATCATCTCATAGTTGTATTCAAAAGCATTACTAAACTTCATCATTCCTTTATTCTTTTTTAGACTATTAATTGGATCAACAATCAAACAGTCAAAGTCATACTGTGGCATAACCACCTCACACAAAGATAGTAAATCTAAATAATCATAATTTTGTTCACAATCTATAAATTTAAAATAATCATATACAAACTTAGTGTGTGCATCTAGTTCTTCTTTTGATAATTTGTTTATTGGTTTTTGTGATCTAAACTCTACAAGTTTTCTAATAAGTGCATAAGGTTCGTTCTCCGAGCTGAACACTAGAAATTTAATCTTGTGCTTCATAGCAAATAGTAACATAAAATAAATAATAACAGATGTCTTTCCTACGTTTGCGTGTCCTGCAAAACAAGTAAGATTTCTTTTAAATCTAATTACGTTATCTATTTCTTCAATACCTATCTTTGGTGCTTCTTTGAGTTTACCAGTTCTAATATCATCAAGTTTCTCGAACTGATCTTCAAAGTTTATAAGCATTATTTAGATAGTTTTTCTAATTCAAATCTAAGGTGGTGTATCGCCTTCTGGATACATTCGTGTGGTGTTTCGTGCTTTTTATAAGCTCTGAGTATATAGGTACAAGCAGTTCCTAGATTGTAGTTTAGATCAAAGTTCTCTACTACTTCTCTAGCCGTATAATTATTTGCACCATTATAATACTCTGGAGTTTTAATTTTAGAATGGTAGGTCATTCTCTCTATCCTCGTTTTGGTCTGCTAATTGTAACTCTTTTTTCAGCTCTGCCTTTTCTATTTTCCAACCCTGTATAGAGTTAAAAAACTTCTTTTGGTTGTGGTTGTTTATCCACTCTCTACCTTTTATATTGATGCCGATAGTTACACCATCATCTTTTTTGTATTTGTCTAACACTTGACATTTATCCTGTACAAACTCTATTAAAACTTTTTGAGGATATTGTTCATCTGTAGATAAGACCAATTCTCTTTTCTTAAAGTTGTTTGATCCATATTCTTTTGTTGTACCTATTTGTAATATTGTTCCTGTTAATTCCATTTTATTTATCTATTATATTAAAATATTTATTTGTTAATGATCCCACTTCATCTTGAGATATTTTACCTGCAATATATGCTTGTGATGCTTCTTTAAAAGCTACCTGTAGTAAAATACTTCTCCCTGTATCTAGTCTAGCACCTGATTTTTCTTGTTTACTATAGTTGCTATACATAGATACTTTTTTTATGTCTTTGTATTTAAAACCATTCTTTTGTTGTATGTATTCATACTCTACCTCATCTCCTACTTTAAACTTTAAACTTTCAGCAGAAGATACAGGTGCATAAACAAATCCCTCTGAATGTGCCCCAGTTGTTATTATATATGTATATATGCCATCCCCAAAAGGTGGTTTGTCTAATTTATGTATTGTTTTTATTATTGATTTACTCATCTTGTTAAATTTTTGTCTTTATATTCTTCTAATTTAATATTTTTACCTTCTATGATCCTATTAAGTATAGTCTTGTCATAATGTCTAATGTTTCTTTGCAGACTTCTTAATTGTCTTAACAAAGCTCTTTTATCTTTTTGTAATTGTTTTGCTTTTTGTTTATAATCCATATTATTTATTTATGTGGTAGTTAAAGATTTCATCTTTTAAAAATTCTAAATCTTCTTGTGTAAAGTTATTTGTGATGTCTATATTATCCTGAAAAATACGATTTATTGTTACTCCATCAAAAGTACCTGTACCAACAAAGTGATCTAGCTCTGATGATGTAAAATCATACTCAACAGTAATATCTCTGTTTTCGTATATAGTGTCGTATATGTTTGATTCTTGATTGTATCTTACCATTCTGTTTTGTTTTAATTTAATAGTTTGTTTGCGATTTTTTCTTTGCCAAAATCTATCGTGTCTGTATTTGTGTTTAAACCTTTAAACCTTGCGATCATATCAATTTTATCCATCGTATCCCAAAGTACCTTTTGAAAGTTATCATTTCTACGACTTGCATTATCACCCAACGCACTTAAAGCATAATTAATCATAATCAGGTTTTCTGTTGTAAAATGATTTGTAATTTTAGACTTGTATTGTTTTTGTATAAATTCTTGTACGTTCATTTGTGAACCATCTTTGAATTTTACTTTAATATTTTTAGAATTGTTTTTCATAACTGTTTTGTTTTACTCAAAGATAATTAAATATTGTCAATATCCAAAAAAAAAGAGGAGAAAATTAATCCTCCCCTTTAAAAACAAAACTCTTACCGAAGTTGGTAAGGATTACAAAGATAATCTTTTATTTTCAATATCTAATTTTTTTTTGTATTTATATATCAGCTCTTGCAAGTCTGCTATACTATACTTTACTGTTTCTTTTGATATATTATAGAGATGTTTAGGTAAACCTTTTTTTTTCTTTTCTAAAGCTAAAGAGTATTCATACTGCCTTCCATACCTATATCTGTTATCATACCTTGATTGTGCATATACATTATCCTCGTGCCATCTAGTTGACATTTGTTTACGTGATATAAAATGTCCTGCATCTACTTCTGAATAGTGATATTTTTTACCAGATGTTATACATTTAACAAAACCCTGTTTGTTCGCATCTCTCTTTCTTATATATTCTGAAAATATTCTGTCTAGTTTATTTATGAGTGTTTTGCGTTTAGGTTTTTTCACGTTATCAAATATATCTAAATACAAAAGAAAAAGAAAAGAAAGGACAAAGAAAAGAAAAAGAAAAAACCCCTAGTAAAAAACAAAACTATATTTACCTGATCCAAGTGCCTTCCGACTTTATTAGGTTGCACAAGTTTTGCTATAAGCGAAGGCAAATATATAAAAATATTTTATCTACCTTG